GGCCAGGAGTGTGTTTGCTTTACGCATGGTGGTTCTTTCTGAAATAAAAAAGCCACCCGAAGGTGGCTTTGTTGGTGATGACGGGTTCGTCAGGAGGTGAGGGAACGCAGCAGCCTCTCGGCTGACTTCATTGCCGCTACGGTCGAATCCACGGAATCCCTCCGCACTTCGCCCATGCGCATGACGCGCGACACAAAGGCCGTCGCATCGCTTTTGCTGAACCCGGCATCACGCAGGACTTTTTCAGCATCTTTTGGAGCCTGCAGTTCGTCTGCAGACTTCACATTCGTGACCCGCGCCTTTTCGTTGGCGGGGAAGGTGACCAGGGAAACTTCCCACAGGTCAATGGCCGTGAGGGTGCGCACTTCCGTATCACGGTCGTAGGCCCATTCCTTGGACATAAACCCGATAGACAGGCCGTTGAGCGCGCCCATCTTGAGCAGGGCGTGGGCCTCTTTGCCCTTGACGGTCTCCATGGCGAGCTGGCCCTTGATGCGAAGGCCCTTTTCGTCTTCGACCATCTCTGTCCAGACGCCGATAGGCTTGTCGGCATCGTGCTGCCAGAGCATGGCGGGCATGGTGCCTGCCGCCTTGTGGTCTTTCAGGGACTGGATGAAGGCGCCTTTTGCAATCACGTCGTCGTAGTTGTCGCGCACGCCAAAGACGGAGCCGTAACCCTCCACTGTCCCATCGTCGCCTGCGGCCTTGATTTGCAGAGCGAAGGAGCGCACTTCGCGCCCACCGCCCGCATCCTTGCGCTCAGGGCGCTGTGGTGTCTTGGTTCGCATTGGTGTTTCCTTCTGTCGCTGTGCCGCTGCTCATGTTCATCGGCTTGAGATATTCATCACCGCCTGGGCGTGGGTCCCACCCCTCTTCATCGCGGTATTCATTCGGGCTCATAAGGCCCATTTCGACCATCGTCCGGGCGTATACCGCGCGGTCCTTGATGGATCCGGCGCGCATGTAGCGGGTGTCGAACTCGCCGAACAACGGCCCGGCCCCGTCCAATAGCATTTCGTCAATGCGCTGCGTCCAGGCGCGGTGCCATGGAGCCAGGCAGTGGATCAGGTGCGCTGCAAAGAAGGCTTCGGAGCTGGCAAAGGTGCTGGTCTTGTCGGAGTGCCCAACCATGATTGGAAACACCCCATAACCTCGGCAGATTTCCTCAATCTGCAGGCGCCGTGTTTCAACATGCTGCGCATCGACACCAGTTTGTGTCGTCGGCTGCCACTTTGCCGCGCGATCCAAAACCAACGGAGTACCCGCACCTGCCGGGCCTGTCTGGCTCTTGATCCAAGCCGTGATGCGCTTGTGCTGCTCTTCGGTGAGGTTGCCATCAACGCTGTATGTGCCGCTGGGGCGCAGGCCGTTGGCGTGCATGGCCGCCTGGCTGCGCTCTGTCGCCATGGCCAGGCCGATAGCGGAGCGGGCCAGGGACACGGCATTCATGCTGCCAACCCAATCCCACTGCACGCCGTTCAGGACGAACACATCATCTGGCGTGAACTCGCCAATCAGGCCGAATTCATCCCAGCAACGGTAGCGCACCTCGTAGCGCGACACCTTGCGCACATCCCAGTTGCCAGGCATCACCGGGATCAGCTCGCGCACTCGGCGGTTGTCGCCGCGCACCTTGATAGACAACCCGGCGCCAGTCAGGGCCGCGTGAATGGTCATCTGGCGGCGCCACTCGAAGCTGGTCTGCCACTCGTTCGGGCGACGGGACAGCAACCGGTATTCAGGGATGTTCGTCGCCTTCTGGCGGGTGCCGTCTGGCAGCTCGCGGAAGACGTTCAGGTCGGGCGTGGCGCAGCCATCGGCGATCACCTTCACGCAGGCCAGCACGGTGGCGACCTGCAGCGCGGTCTTGTCAGTGACGGCGACCCCGGCGACAACGCCGCCGCCCACGCCGTCGATCAGGCTTGCCACCTGGTCGTAGGTGAGCTGGGCAGCTTTGCGGCCCAAGAGTCGGTCAAGGAGTTTCAAGGTGTGGTTTCCCAGAAGGATTTTTCAGACGCTGGGTTCAGCGACATGAGAGTGACAGCGTTGAACAACGCCATCAGCGGGTCGATCTTGGCGGAACCTGCCGCCTGTTTCGTGATGATCACGGCGTTGCCTCGTGGCTCCACCTTCGCATTGCCGACGCACCAGGCCATAAGGGGTTGGCCACCGTGCACCAGCACGCCTTCGGCCAGCTTGCGCTCTGCCGTCTTGATGGCGCCCGTGAGCTTCCAGCCCTGGGACACGCCGATCAGCTTCTCTTCGGGGATTCCAGCTTCTGCCAGGGCGTCAACAATGCCGCCCAGCCCAGCCGGGTCACACCCGATCTTGTCCAGCAGTCCGCGCGCATAGATCAGCGCACAGATTCCGGCCACGTCTTCCACGTCCTCGCCGATGTTCTGCACCAGCGTGAGATTGCCGTCCTTGGCGAAATCCTGAAACCGGGCGGCCTCTTGCTTGCGGCGCTCCAGAACGGAGGGATGCGCCCATGCATGGGTCCAGGTCAGCCACTCGCGCGTGTCTTTGTCCCTGCCTATCACGGCAAGGCCCAGCAAGTCATCCAAGCCACCGCCGTCAATGCCAATATCCACCACTTCGGAGCGGTCTAGCAGTTGATCCAGCGTCAGGCCGGGGGCTTTGGCTTGTGGCTCCCAGAAATTGGCTCCTGCCCATCGGTCAGAGCGCAGGTTCATGCCGATTTCGACGTTCAAAAATTTAGCCAGAAAGCCGCGCATGGACGATTCGCCCTCGACTTCGGCCTTCTGAAACTCGCGCTCTAAAAACTCCCTATCAACCGAGTAACCCATGTTCGGGTTTACAAGGTGAAAATTCGCGGGGTTTTTGTGCTCCCCGGCTTGGATCATGTGCGCGGGGAACTCGTAGATGACAGGCAGAAACCGGTCATCCTTCACTACACCGTCACGCACCCCTCTGGCGTAATCCAGCTTGCTTTTAAAAACACCAGCGGGCGGCTGGTCTGACTGTGTTGTCAGGTACAGAATCGCGCCTTCTGGCCGCGCTGCCAGCCCCCCGGTTGCCTCGCGCAGCATTCCTTCTGCTGTCGCCATGCTGCCGAACTGGTGAACCTCATCCACCAGCACAAAGCTGGCTTTTTTTCCGGCCACAGTGTTGCTGTCCGCCGCAACAATTTTCAGCGTTGCGCCAGTCGTGCGGTGAGTTATGGTGCGTACATGCTCCTGCACATGAAGCAACTCCGAAAGTTCTTCATCATGCTTCACCATGTCGCGCGCCGGAGCAAACGCATTTTGGGCGACTTCAACCGTTGGCGCTATCACGATCAGCTCTGCTGACTGGCGCCAGTTCCTCAGAAGCAGCGTCATCATGATCGCCGCCGCGATGGTCGATTTGCTCGCCTTTTTCGGCACCATCAAAAAGAACTCACGGATCAAACGCCTGCCTGAGTCCGGGTCATAGCTGCCAAACACTGCAGCCGCAAAATCCAGTACCCACGGAGCGCATGATTCACCGATCGTCGGGCTGCCTGGAGCATCAACGATGCGCAGCATTCGCATGACTTCCAAGCCAGCCTCAGCTTCATCAGGAAACATTGGCGTGAATGGAACGAGCTATCCATCTTCGACAATCCGCTTCTCCCACTCGGGGTTAGCCGTTGTCCATGTTGGCAGTTCGTTCATATCAGGTGCGTTATCTTGTCGGACTTCGCGCGGTTATCTGCGCTCCACATTGGCCGAAGATTGGTGTAATGATTCAACGCCAAAATATCAGCCTCTGTTGCAGCAGTTGCCAGCGGCACGATATGGTCTAACTGCCACATGGCGCGATTCTCCCAAGTCATACCTTTCAGAAACTGGCGCTCGATGTGACTCTTGAACGTCTCCCAATCGCAGCCCAATATTTCCTGGCTACGTGATTTTTTGGTGTAGCCGCCAGCGCGCAGCCGGATTGAAATCAAAGCCGTTACACGCTGCCGCATCGCATAGATCGGGTCGCTTTCTCTGCGCTTCTTGGCATTCCTAGAAACACGCGCCCGATGTGCTTCCCGGTTTGCGTCCCTGTAGGCCAAATTTCTTTCAA